TTGGGCACAAACGCCTATGACTCGCCAATTACTCACGTTGCCCGTGTCCAAGGCGTCAAGAGTGGCGTGATTTCGCATAGCCGATTTGCCAAGGCAGGCCCAACGCGAAACGCTCTAAGCGTGCGCGAATGGACAACAACTGGATTTGACAACGGCGGGCAGTCTACACATGACGTTTATCTAAGCTGCAACATTGCCGACAACTCGGAGCGTGGGGGCTATGCACTGTATTGCGGCCCACAGTCCATAAACCATTTGGGCTACCTTGAGAACGTCATTGCAGAGCGCAACTACTGCGTAGGCGCTGACCTGTACCCGGCAAACTTCGCGGTAGCCAATTACGCCAGTATTCGGCATAACATCTTCCGCACCCGCTATAGCTACGCTATTGGCCTTGGTCTTGGCGGTAACGCAGCAGGCTCCCCGCCATCGGTAGGTGTCTGGGTCTACAACAATACCGCGTACAAACCTGACTTTGCATTGTCCACGCATTTCAGCTTCGTATCACTCTCGGACGCGGGATTAGCTTCTGATGTTCGCATCAGCAATAACCTGATCTATGCACCCGGCAACACATCGGACGGCGCGACAAACGGAACAGAGGCCACGCTGCTGACAAATGGTGGGGCAAGCCCCGGCGTAGAAAACACTAACTATTTCTTGGCGTCCAACAGCTCTACGGCACAGATTAACGGCGTTCGCCCGTGGACATCGGCAACACCAACGGCTTATGTCGACTACACGCCAATCGTTTACGGGGTGAGCGGTGGTGCGAATGTCCCATCTCGAATTGATTTCTTTGGCGACCTGCTGACGGGCGCTCGTGACCTCGGAGCGATCAACGTATGACAACAGTAACCATTGGCGGGCGAACCGCAGACACATATCCCGGAGTTCTGGATACTGTCATCCAACAATCAAGCCCCACCACAACAAGTGGCTCTGTTGATCGCTTTCAAGTCTCTCTGGCAGTGGCTGGCCAAGAGCGCAAGGCCCTGCTTCAGTTCACCGGACTGTCAAACATCGTCGGTCCGGTCACTGTCTCATCCGTGGTCCTCAGTCTGTTTCGCCTGAACAACGTCACAGCGCCAAACCGTCTGATTAACTGTAAGAAGATTCTCAGAGCGGTGACGGAGGCTGGTGCAAGCTGGAACAACTATGCGGCTGCTACGCCTTGGCAGACTGCTGGGGCTCGGGGCGCTCTTGACATTGACAACACAGTTCTGGCGACTGGCACCATTCCATCCACAGGAAACCAGCGGTTTACAGTGAGTGGTGCGGGCCTGACTGCGCTGGTGCAGGACGTAATCAACGGAGTTGTTTCTAACCCGTGGTTGATTCTTGAGGTAGCAACGGCAACTGTAGAGAGCGGCGACTTCGACATTGCCAGCACTCAACGAGCAACAGAGTCGCAGCGCCCGTACATGGAGGTTACTTTCACCCCTCTGACGGCCAATGCATCAATGCCTGGAGTGGATTGCACCCGTTATGACGGGTCGGTTACGGTGACTGTATTTCTGGACGCGGCTGCACCAGTCGGCGGCGTATCCGGCACGGTAAACACCGCCGACATCACCGCAGTCGCTGGCGTGGATTACACTGCTCAGGTGAATGTGCCATTCAGCATTCCGCAAGGTCAAGCAAGCGGCACCATCACCATCCCCATCCTGCCCTAATGCCAAAGCCCCAAAAGACAGCCCGCGCAGTCAAGCCCAGCAAAGGGCTTGAGGTGTGGTATCGCCAGCAACTGGATGCGATGGTGTCTGAGATGTCCAATAGCATCGAGTACTGGCTTGAGGCTGCGTACAAGGCCAATCCGCCGCGCATAGCAACCGACGCATTGCCATCCGCAGAACTAGCCAAGCGCATGCGAGAACTGTCAAAACGCTGGATAGACAAGTTCGACGTCATGTCGTCCAAGATCGCAGAACGGTTTGCCACATCTGGAGTGAATTACACGGACGCATCATTCAAATCAGCGCTCAAGGATGCCGGATTCACGGTGGAGTTCAAGATGACGCCGATCATGCGCGATGCTGTGAACGCGACCATTGAGGAAAACATTGGCCTGATTAGGTCCATCCCACAGCAGTACCTGACCGATGTGCAGGGCATTGTCATGCGCGGGTACACGGCTGGGCATGACCTGCACGTGATCAGCACCGACCTGCAGGAGCGCTACGGCATCACGAAACGCCGCGTCGCACTGATAGCGCGCGACCAGAGCGCAAAGCTCAATGCTACGGTGACGCAAGCGCGCCGGGTTGACCTCGGGCTATTCAAAGCAATCTGGGTGCACTCCAGCGCTGGCAAAGAACCGCGCCCATCGCATGTGAAGGCTGGCCGGGAAAAGCTGGAGTTTGATGTGCGCGAGGGCGCGTTGCTGGATGGTGAGCGATTGCTGCCAGGACAGGCGATTAACTGCCGATGCAGCTCAAAGACGGTTTTGCCGTTCTAAATTTGTGTCATTCTTGCCACACATGCCAAAAATGGGCGACAATAAGCGTATGAAAAAAGCAACAGTTGCATTCGATAAGGCATCTGTCCGCAGCTTTGACGCGGACGGGCGCATGCACGTTGCTCGCACCCATATCAGCAAGGCCAACGTATGCCCGTACTATGGCCGCGAAATTCCGGGCTTTGATGCTCTGGGACTCGATGGGGACAAAATCTATCGGCTATACCGAGACCCGGCAGAACTGGAAAAGGGCGCATCGACGTTCAACAACCTGCCATTGCTTCGCCGCCACATTCAGGTGAGCGCAGAAGACCCCAAGAAAGATGACGTTGTGGGCAGCATCGGCAGCGATGTTGCTTTTGAAGCGCCGTATCTCGACGCCTCGCTGTGCATCTGGGATGCCGAAGCAATCGCGCTGGTAGAGGCCGAAAAGCTGGATGAACTGTCCAGCGCATACCGTTACGTTGCTGTTATGGAGCCGGGGGAATCGCCAGATGGTGAAGCCTACGACGGGCGCATGACGCAAATCCAAGGAAATCACCTGGCGCTTGTGGAGGTCGGCCGCGCTGGGCCTGATGTAGTCGTGGCCGACTCCAACCCCTTCAAAAAGGAATCCCCTGCCATGAAGAAAACGAGCCTGGGCCATGCCCTTATCGTCGCCCTCTCGGCAGCATCCCCCAAAATCGCGCAGGATTCCGCCCTGCCGAAGCTGCTGGGCGGTGCTGTCAAGAGTTCTTTCAACAAGTCCGACGCCCGCTCCAAGCTGGTGGCAATGGATTCTGACATCGACCCTCAAAAGCTCGATGACATCATCGACGCCGTCCTGGGTGTCGAACAGAACCCCGAGCCTACCGTGCCCAAGGGCTATGACGCGGCCAACCCCGAACACGCGAAGATCATCGATTTTCTGCGCTCCAAGGGCATGGACGATGCTGGCCTGGAAGCCGTTGGCGAAATGCTGACCCAGCTTGGCGGCGCACCCGCAGCCGACGCTGGCGATTTGATGAAGCCCGAGGAGGTTGACCAGAAAGTCACCGCTGCCATGGACTCCATGCGCGCTGAATTCAAAGCACTGGAAACCGCAAAATCCGCCGTCCGCAGCACTGTGGGCGATGTGATCAGCATGGACTCTGCCGAACAGGTGTACCGCTTCGCGCTGGATCACCTCAAGGTTGACCACAAAGACATGCCTGCCGCTGGCTTGGCCCGTCTGTTCGCAGTTGCTTCTGACCGCAAGGCAGAACCCACCCACCAACCCCGACTCGGCATGGATTCCGCATCCACTGCCAAGATCAAGGGCCTGGACCGCATCCGTACTGTTTAAGAAGGAGTAACCAACATGGCACTCGGTTTTCAATCTACTGTGCAGCTTCAACAAGCTGCCGCCGTTGCGGGCGACTTCGCATCGGCAAACCCCCGCGACTCCGTTGTCGCTCACGAGGGCACGTTTGTGGCTGGCGCGAATGGCGCTACCGTGGCTCTGTTCGCATGGGCAACTGCTGCTGGCTTGGTGTCTAACACCGTAGTCGGCTCCGGTAACACCCTGAGCAACAAACCCACTGGCTTCATTGCACGCCAGCAAGGCGCGGCTCTTATCACTACCTATCTGGGCCAAGTCTCCAACGTGATCCCCACCGGATTCCCTGTGACGCTGCACAGCTCGCAGGATTTCTGGGTTGCACCAACCGTCAACCCGGCGCTGGTCGGTCAAAAGGTATTCGCCAACCTGGGCGACGGCACCATCCGCACCGCTACAGCTGGATCGACCATTGCCAACTTCTCGGGTACTGCTTCGTTTGCCACCAACGTCATGACCGTGACCGTGGCAAGCTCTGGCGCACTGAAAGTGGGCGATGTGGTGACTTCGGCTGGCGTTGCTGCTGGTACGTACATCACCAGCTTCGGCACTGGCACTGGCGGCACAGGCACCTACAACCTGTCCACCACACCCGGAACCATCACCGCGCAAGCAGTCACATCGACCAGCTTCGTGGAGACTGATTTCACCGTTACTGGCTACCCTGTCGGCGGCACTGGCGCTGTGGGTGAGCTGGTTGTTATGACTCGCACTGTCTAAAGGAGGGCAGAAACCATGAACCCCATTCTTCAAGCTCTCTTCGAAAAAGCGGGCATTGCCTTTGACGGCTTCGCAGGCGCACGCCTGATGGAGGAAGGCAAGTCTTACCGCGATCTGGTTGGCATCGCTCAAGATGGCTCCTTGATGGCGATGGACGCAGCCTACCCGCTGGTGACCAACGCCAACTCGGGCATCCCTGCCATGCTGTCCACCTACATCGACCCCAAGCTGATCGAAGTGCTGGTGGCCCCCATGAAGGCGGCGGAAGCTGCTGGCGGCGAGGTCAAGAAGGGCGACTGGACTACCCGCACTGCGATGTTCCCCGTGATCGAATCGACCGGTGAAGTTACCAGCTATGGCGATTTCAACAACGGTGGCTCGTCTGGTGCTAACTTCCAATTCCCACAACGCCAGTCCTACCACTACCAGACCGTGACCCAATGGGGAGAGCGTGAACTGGCAGACGCTGGATTGGCGAAGATCGACTGGGCCGCACGCCTGAACATTGCATCCGCACTGAGCCTGAACAAGTACCAAAACAAAACGTACCTGTTCGGCGTGTCTGGACTGCAAAACTACGGCATGCTGAACGACCCCAGCTTGCCCGCTGACATCACGCCTAATACCAAGACCGCTGGCGGTACAGCATGGATTTTGCCAACAGGCCAGATCAATGCCACCAACATCGAAATCTTGCAGGACGTGCAAAAACTGTTCTTCGCGCTGCAATCGCGCACGAACGGCTTGGTGGATGTCAACACCAAGATGACGCTGATCATGTCTCCACAGACCAGCGTGGCGATGACTGTTGCAAACGGCACCGTGACCACCGTGACTGCATGGGACTTGATCACCAAGGCATTCCCCGCCCTGGAAGTCAAGACCGTGCCAGAGTACGCAACTGCTGGCGGCCAGAAAATCCAGCTGGTCGTGGACGAGTACGAAGGTCAGCGTACATGGGATTGCGCGTTCACTGAAAAGATGCGCGCACACCCCATCATCGTGGATATGTCCGCGTTCAAGCAGAAGAAGTCTGCTGGCACATGGGGAACGATCGTTTTTCGTCCGATTTTCATAAGTTCCGGGCTTGGGTACTGATTTAACCAATCTAAATCAATAAGCCGATGGGTGTATAATGCACCCGTCGGCTTTTTTATTGGGTGAATCAAATGAAGTTCTACGTTTATGTGCATCGCAGAAAAGATACAAATGAGGTTTTCTATGTTGGCAAGGGATGTGGCAAAAGGGCATGGAAAAAGACAACCCGTAGCGACTGGTGGAAGCGCATAGAGGCAAAGTATGGACGGACTGTGGAAATCGTACTTACAGACATGTCAGAGGATGACGCATTCAAACTGGAGAATGGTTTGATCGACTTCTACGGTCGAGAGAATCTTTGCAATCTGACCGATGGTGGAATGGGCGGAGTAAGCCCAAATGCAGAGACTAGGGAAAAGATGAGCGTTGCCGGGAGAGGTCGCAAGCGATCCGAGGAAACCAGAGAAAAAATGAGGGCCGCAGCGACCGGAAGAAAACACTCCGAACAAACAAAACAAAAAATCAAAGAAAAGAGGGCGTCTCAAGTAATGACTTCAATGTCAGAAGAGTCTAGAAAAAAAATAAGTGTTGCTCAGAAGGGAAAGAAAAGAACTCCAGAACAATGTTTGGCCATCTCTTTGGGAAAAAAGGGAAAAAAGATCAAACCAATGAGCGCCGAAAGATTGGCTGCATTTAAGGTTATGAATGTTGGAAGAAAGCACACAGAATTGGCGCGGGCAAATATCGCAAAGGCTCAAATTGGAAAAGTAGACTCTCCAGAAACAATCGCCAAAAAGACCGAGCGAAACCGCATCACAAATCAAGCATTTCGCAAACCAGTCAAGTGCAGCAATGGCATGGTTTTTGGATACGCTGGCGAGGCAGAATCGTGGCTTCGCGCAAATGGATTTGTTACGGCGCAACGATCTAATGTATCATCTTGCTGCTCAGGTCACCTAAAAACTGCCTACGGATTTACGTGGCAGTTTGTAGAATAACGATTCTGGCTTATCATCAATCAACTGGAGAAAACATGGCAACAATCACCATCGGATGCCGCCTGCCCAATGGCCTCATTCTGGACCTGGGCGACCCCAGCATCCCAACCGTTGAAATTGCGGGCCAGCGCCAAGCGCAGGAACGCAGCAAGATCATTTTGCTGACCGACGACGACTACGGAACTACCGAAGTCGAGGAATCGTTTTGGGAAGCATTCAAGAAGCGTGTCGGCCCTGATTTCACGCCGATCAAGTCTGGCGCACTGTTTGAAGCCAAAAACGAGCGCGAGGCCAAGGCTGTCAACAAGTCACTCAAGGGCAAGAAAACTGGGCATGAACCGCTGGCCCAAGAAGATGCAGCAAGCGGCATCAAATCGGCAGAAGCCTAAGCCATGGCAATCGTAACCTTCGACGCTACCGCATTCAAAGTGCGATACCCCGAGTTCGCCGCGGTGTCGGATGGTTACTTGTCCGCGTGCTTCGATCAGTCTGGGCTGTACCTGTCCAACACCGACTCAAGCCCGGTGCAAGATGTGACGATCCGCCAGATGTTGCTGTGGATGCTGACCGCGCACATCGCATTTTTGGCGGGTGCGTTACGTCCTGGCGGTGTCGCTGGCGGTGGCGGGCCTATGCCTGTCGGGCGCACATCCAGCGCGACAGAGGGCAGCGTATCGGTCAGCATGGAATATGGCGTGCCGGGTACTGCTGCGTGGTTCTCGCAGTCGCAGTACGGCGCCGCATTCTGGCAAGCAACCCTGTCGCTGCGTTCGTTCCGCTATCGTCCACGCCCAACGGTGTACTGATCATGGAACTGCAAGGCGGCGACAAACTGGCAAAGGCGTTGGCCGATATTGGCAAGCGGATGAATGGCGAGGTTCGCGTTGGATTTCTTGAGGGCGCGACATACCCTGACGGTACGCCCGTACCAGCCGTTGCTTTCTGGAATGAGTTTGGTACATCCACATCCCCCGCGCGCCCGTTTTTCCGCACGACCATCTCTGACAAGTCCAGCGAGTGGGCTGGGCGACTTGGCAAAGCTGCGGTGCATTACGATTACGATGCCAGCAAGACACTGGAACTCATGGGCCAGACCATGGTCGAGGATGTGCAGCAATCAATCAACGGATGGACTGATCCGCCGAACGCAGAATCTACCGCCGACCGCAAGGGCTTCAACTCTCCGCTGCGTGACACGATGGTGATGCTGCGAGCCGTGGACTACGAGGTGAAAACATGAACCTCCGCAGCCTAGCCAACGCCGCCACGCAAACGATCAACCCGAACATTGCGCTGACCGTGTACGTCAGCAATGGCACGTTCACGATCAATCCCGCCACACTGCGCCAAGAACCCGTTTTTACAACATACGAGGCCTATGGCAACGTGCAGGCCCTGGATGGTGACGACCTGGGCCAGATGGACTACCTGAACATTCAAGGCACCATTCGCGCGGTATACGTCTACGGCAACGTTTCTGGCGTGATCCGGCCAGACAGTATTTCCAGCGCGCAACTGGAGTTCTTCTCCAACGAATCCGGCATTGTGAAAAATCGCAAGTGGAATGTGTTTAAGGTCATCGAAGCATGGCCCGACTGGTGTAAGGTGGCAGTCGTTTATTCAGACGAGATTGACACATGACAATTGATGCCGCAGTCGTAGCCATAAAGGATTTTCTGCAGCCGCTCATGCCGAATGGCACGACCATCGTGCGCGGCATGGCGAACAACGTCCCCGCGCCTAAGCCTCTGGCCGTGATGATCACTGAAATCGGCCAGCCGCAATTCACGACCACGCGCACGAGCCTGGACACCAACGCGGGCACGATGGCCTACGTGATGCCCAAGATTCTGAACTTCCAGATCGACTTTTACGGGCAACAAGCCGGGGATGCTTGCAACACGGCAGTGACCATGCTGCGCAGCGTCTACATTGAGGGAAAGTTCCCCGATGGCATCGAGCCGCTGTACTGCACCGATGGCATGCAGGCCCCGCTGATCACTGGTGAAAAGCAGTTTCAAACACGCTGGTTTTTTACCCTCTCTTTGCAATACAATTCAAGTGTTGTCGTTTTGCAACAGTCATTCAACGCTGTGGGCGAAGTCGGCATTGACCCGGTTGATGTAACCATTCCTGTTTAGGAGTACCTATGACCCAAGCCATTCCAGTCTCGCAGATTGTCACCGTCAACCCCGCCGTTGTCAGTGCAGGCGGTAACCCGCTGTCCCTCAATGCCGTTTTTCTGGCGCAATCCACGCTGATCCCTACGTCCTCGCTGATGGAGTTTGCCAGCCTGGACGATGTGGTGGCGTACTTCGGCACCGGGTCGCAACAGTCCACGCTCGCCGCCAATTACTTCTTGGGCTTCGACAACAGCTTCAAGAAACCCGGCACGCTGTACTTCGCTGGTTATGCAAACGTGGCCCGATCTGCTTTCGTGCGCGGCCAGTCGCTGGCTGGTCTGACGCTGACCCAGCTACAAGCTGTGGCTGGAACGCTGTCGTTCACGATTGATGGAGTGGTCAAGTCTGGCACGGTCAACCTGTCCGCCGCATCCTCGTTCACCAATGCCGCCACGTTGATCACCACTGCGCTGACTTTGAGCGGTGGCGCTGCTGTGACTTGGGACGCGACACAATCCCGATTTGTTTGCACATCCGGTACCACTGGCGCGGCATCTACGATGACCTACGGCAGCGGCACCGCTGCGGCTGGTCTTGGCTTCACTGCTGGCGTGCTGTCCCAAGGTGCTGATGTTGACACACCCGCTAGCGCCATGGATCGCGTGAAAGCACAGGGCCAGAATTGGGCCTCGTTCATGACACTGTGGGAGCCGCTGATTGCCGATAAGACTGCGTTTGCCGTTTGGACGAACTCGCAGAACAACCGCTATGCCTACGTGGCATGGGATTCTGATGCTGGTTACACCACGGCCAACAACGCCGCCGTGTTTGGCACCATCGTGGATGTGCAGAACTACGAAGGCGTGTATGTGGTCTACAACACCGCCGCCATTGCTGCGTTCACATGCGGCTACATCGGTTCCGTGGATTTCCAAGCAGTCAATGGCCGCGCTACTCCCGCGTTCAAGTCGCAATCGGGCCTGACCACCAGCGTGGACTCGCTTGCAACTGCCACCGCTGTACTGAGCAACAACGCTTCGTATTACGGTCTGTATCAAGCCCCAGGCGCTGGCAACATCTACAGCATTCTGTACGATGGCCGAATGAACGGAAGCAAGTTCCGCTGGCTGGACACGTACATCAATCAGATCTACCTGAATGCTCAGTTGCAGCTCGCCATCTTCGTTGGTTTGCAGCAAGCCAACTCGGTGCCGTACAACTCGCAGGGTGAAACGCTGATCCGCGCATGGTGTGCAGACCCGATCACCGAAGCGCTGAACAATGGCACCATCCGCATCGGCGTGCCATTGAGCAACAGCCAAGCCGCGCAGATCTTTTCTCAGGCTGGGATTGACATTTCCACGCAACTGGAAACGCAAGGCTACTACCTGCAAATCTTGCCAGCCACTGCCCAAGTTCGTCAGCAGCGCCAGTCGCCGCCTGTCAAATTGTGGTACATGGACGGCGGCAGCATCCAGCAAATCACATTGGCATCCATCGCCGTTCTGTAAGGAGCAACCAACATGGCCGAACGCACCATTACCGCCGCTGACGCAACATTCGTTCTCAGTTCCGCAGACTTTGCCCTGGCAGCTACGATCTTGGAGGGCTATGCGGCTGATGCTGCGTTTGCCACCGACAACGTGGACACAGCCGAAACCACGCTGGGCGTGGATGGTCGTCTGTCCGCTGGCTGGGTTCCGCGCAGCTATAACCAGACGATCACGCTTGCGCCTGACAGCCCCAGTCGTTCGGTGTTTGAGTCGCTGGTGGGTGCCCAGGATGCCGCGCGCACGGTGTACCGCCTGAATGGCGTCATCAACATGCCTGGCAACCAGTACAGCTACAGCCTGAGCCGTGGCGTGCTGAAGAACTACAGCGCCATTCCCACGGCACAGCGCATGCTCCAGCCGATGACGTTTGTCATTGAATGGGAAAAGGTGATTCCTGTTCCTGTTGGCTGATACAGTCAGCTAAAATAGAGCGGCCCTTCGGGGCCGTTTTTACAACCAACAGGAGTACGCATGGCACGCAAAACAAGGGTTTTCACCGTCAACGACGAAAAGAGCCGCGACAACGGGCGCTCGTATCTGATCACAGAAATGCCAGCCGACGCCGCCGAATGGTGGGCAATTCGGGCGCTGCAGGCCATCATGACCACAAATGCAGAGATCGAATTCGATACGCCATTTGCTCAACTCGCGCAACAGAGTTTGGCAGCGTTTGCCAAGATCGAACCCGAGAAGTCTCGCCCGCTGCTGGATGAAATGTTCCAGTGTGTTCGCGTGAAACTCCCGGGCAGCAACGATTCGCGCGAGATGCTGGCAAACGACATCGAGGAAGTGAAAACCCGCGTGCTGCTGCGCCGCGAAATCTTTGCGCTGTACTTCGATTTTTTCGGGGATGGCGGCGCGTAGAGTACGGGCTGAGGCCGCCCAGCAAACTATCGGGGAAATTGCTTGCGTATGCGAATACGCCAGTGATAATCGGGACATTGGTATCCGCAAAACTGGCAACGCTAAATGAATTGCAAACAGTCCTAGGTCCGCATGATGCATACAGACTGTTGGAAATTCACCACATTGACCAGTACAACAGAGGTGTGATGGATGGCAACGGTAATTGATAGTCTCGTCGTAAAACTCGGACTCGACTCCAAAGACTTCCAGCGCGGGAGTAAAGGGGCGTCGGCTGAGTTCAAGCGCACGAAAGACAACGCCGCACGCACCGCCAAGGACATCGAAAAGAGCGGCAAGCAGGCCGCAGAGTTCTTCAATCAGGCCCGCAAGGCCGCTGTGCAGTTCTTCTCCGTCCTGACCGTGGGCCGGGGCATGGTGGACTTCACCAGCAACGTGATCCGCACGGGCGCGCAACTGGATCGCATGTCCACCCGCATCGGCGAGTCTGCGGCCAACCTGTCACGCTGGCAGGGTGCTGTACGTCAGTCTGGCGGTAGCGCTGAGGCGTTCATGGGTACCGTCCAGGGAATCAGCCAGCAACTGACCCAGCTCAAGGAAACCGGGGACGCGCCGATTCGCATGATTCTGGGGCAGCTTGGGGTTTCTGCGGCAGACGCATCGGGCAAGGCCAAGCCAGTTCTGCAACTGCTGCGCGACATTGGCGACGAGCTGGACAATAAACAGTGGTCGAACGCGGACAAGTACAACAAGCTGCTTTCTGCGGGGTTTGACGAGGGCACGATCAATCTGCTGATGAAGGGACGTGTCGAGCGCGAAAAGTTGCTGGCATCCCAGAAAGCATACAGCGAGGCCGATGCGAAGGCAGCGCGCGAGGCGCAGGAAAACTGGGAAAAGACCAAGCTGGAGATTGAGCGCACCACGCAGGAGCTGGTGATCAAACTCCTTCCTGCGATCAAGCAGCTAGCCGAGTCCATGGCAAGTTTTGCCAAGGTTGCAGTGCCAATTCTGTCATCCGTTCTGAATGGCTTCAACAGCCTGAACGAAGCGACGAACGGATGGGCGCTAAATCTGGCTGCTGCTTTGGTGTCTATTCGGGCCATCAGTGGATTGCTGCCATCCATCGGGGGCGCTGGGGCTGCAGGTGCGGCGGCGGGCGCTGGTAAGGGCGCTATCGCTGGGCTATTGAGCAAGTCAGTCGGAGTGGGTGCGGGCGCGGCTCTGTATAGCGGCAGTTTGAACACTGGCGAGGATGCTGAACTTGCCCGACGCCGCGCCATGGGGCCAACGATTTCCGCGGGTGCGGGCGCTGCAGCTCCATCCTATGACCTAGCCAACAAACTAGCCGCGGCTGACAAAGCAAACGGATTGCCACCCGGAACGATGGCGTCGATCATGAAGCAGGAGAGCGGCGGGAATAAAAAGTTCCTCGATGACCCATCCGCGTACCACTACGGACTGGACAAGAACGGAAAGCGGATCGCGCCGCACACTGGCAAGGTGTCTACCGCGTTCGGCCCGTTTGGCATTCTGGAGTCGACTGGCAAAGACCCCGGCTACGGTGTTGACCCGCTCAAGGACAAATCGCTAGATGAACAAATACGCTTTGCAGCTCAATACGCTGCCGCGCGCATCAAGAAGTCGGGCAGCGTTGCTGGCGGTCTGGCGGGCTACGGCGAGGGTGCAAAATACGCATCCCAAGTTATGGGCCGCATTCCAGGGCAGCCGATGACTGGTATAGGCGCGGGCGCTGGTCGTGGTTCCGGCTACGGATCGCAAGTGATTTCAATTGCCGAAGTGAATGTTGTCACGCAAGCCACGGACGCAACAGGCATAGCACGGGACATGCACTCCGCAATCGTGCGTCAAGCTGATGGAGGTATGCGTTAAATGTTCGGATTGCCCAAACTTCTGGAGAAGGCCCCGCGCGCCATAGGATTGACGCTGCTTGGAAATTTGCTAAGCCGGGTCACTGATTACCTGAACCCGCAGCCGCCGAATTGGGGCGTGTTCATTGCTGGAACGACTGAACCTGCTTTTGCATTCAGCAGCGTGTCAGAACTGAGCATTGGCGGTGACGCGAACATCAGCGACTATCCCATAGAGAATGGCACGTTCACCACGTACAACAAAGTTCTGATGCCGAACACCTACCCCATCCGACTATGCCGAGATGGGTCTGAGGCGCAGCGTGGCGCGTTCTTGGCGTGGTTGCAAGCCAGTCTGACCAGCCTGGAACTGTTCGATGTGCTTTGCCCTGAAAACAGCTATTCAAGCGTCACGCTCAAGTCATACCGCCTGACGCGATCCAGCACGAACGGATCGGCTATGATTGTGGCGGAGTGCATTTTCCAAGAGGTGCGCCAGATCCCGGCAGCGTATGGCGCGACCCGTATCACTGACCCAGCAAACCGACCGCCGACGCCAGCCGCCCGGGTGAATCCGGTATCAGCGCCAGCAGTAACGAACTTCCCACCCTGACCATGGCCATCTACACTATTCCGCTCAAGCAAGTGCCATCACAGGCGGTTAACGTGCTGCTCGCTGGTCAGCCATGCACGATTGAGCTGCGCCTGATGGGTGGTCGTCAGTATTTCAGCCTGAGCGTGAACGGCGATGTGATTTGCCGCAATGTGCTGATGGTCAACCTGTCGCGCATCGTGCGCGCGGCATACACCGGGTTCATTGGTGACTTTGCTGTGATCGACACGCAAGGCGACGAGCCACCGCAATACACTGGATGGAACACTCGATGGCTGCTAGCTTTCAACGACGCCGCTTAAGGATAACGATCCAGCTTGCGGCTGGTACGTTCTCCAAGGCAGGCAACCCAGACACGATCACGCTGGAGGACTTCCGAACGAAAGTCCAGATCAACGCGTCAGGCGGGTACGAGTTTTCGGTGTGCAGCTTGCGTGTGTACGGCGTAGACCCGAACGTCATGGATAGACTGACCGTGATCAACTACCAGAATCTTGACTTCCTGCGTAACGTGCTACGCGTGGAGGCGACCGACGCGGACGGGCAATTCACGACGATATTTCTGGGTGAGATTTTCCAGTCATACCCAGAGTATCAGGGTGCGCCGGATGTGCCGTTCATGGTAGAGGCCCGCGCAGGTCTGATCGGTTCGCTTGCAACGTCTGCCGCAAAGTCATACCCAGGCGCGCGCAAGGTCAGCGAGATCATGTCCGAGTTGGCAGTTGAATTGAATCTGACGCTGGAAAACAACGGCGTGGACGGTGTGCTGACTGACCAGTACGCAATCGGAACGCCACTCCAGAAGGTGCAGAGAATCGCCAGCAATGCGCGAATCCAGTATTGGTATCTGCCCGAGCAGGGTGTGCTGTCAATCGCTCCGATGGGCGTGGCGCGCAAGAACATTCCTGCGGTGAAGTTCAATATCGACAACGGGCTGGTAGGCTGGCCGAAGAAGCTACACCAGGGAATTGCGTTCACCTCGCTTTTCGTGCCGCAGATCGCGCACGGATGCAAAATCGTCATGGATTCCAGCCTTCCGGCGTGCAATGGAGAGTTCTACATCATCAGCATGTCGCACCGCCTGGACGCGGTAACACCGGGCGGCGCGTGGTTCACGGACTACGTGGCGACCCCTGAAAACGTTTTTATTGCCTCACGATGACCACCGATACCCAGATTTACTACGGACAGACAGACCCCACCAGCGACGTGGGGGACTGGAACCGCCTGCGTTTTGCGATGCAGCAGCAAATTCTGGCGCTGAACACGAGCATGCCCGTTCAGGTCATTTCCGTGCAACCCGGCGCGCTCGGGCCCGTGGGATTCGTGAGCATCCGCATTCTGGTGACCCAGATCACTGGCAACGACATGACCGTACCCCACGGCGAAATTCCGAACGTGCCGTATTTCAGGCTGCAGGGTGGAACGAACGCGGTGATCATCGATCCTGCGCCGGGCGACATCGGACTGGCGTGTTTTGCGAGCCGCGACATAAGCGCGGTGAAGAATGCGCGCCAGGAAGCGCCACCCGGTAGCCGTCGCGCATACGACGCGTCGGACGCGGTGTACGTCGGAGGCATCCTGAACGGCACGCCAGCGCAGTACATCCAGTTCACCGAAGGCGGCATTCTGGTGCACAGCGCAAACGGCGTGAGCATCGGCAACACGACCGCAACGCTGCGTAAACTGGTGGACGAGCGATTTGCAGCCGTGTTCAATAGTCACACCCACGGAACAAGCCCTGGGCCGAATGTGACGCTCGACGCAGCATCCATGACCACCATCACGAAAGCTAACTGATGTCAACCATATACCTCGACCCCGCGAGCTGGGATTTGGCTGTGGACGCATCCCGCAGCATCGCACTGGCGACCGACCAATATGCCACCGCGCAGACCGTGGCGAATGCGTGCCGACTCTGGAAAGGCGAGGCGCCATACGACTCTACGCGCGGGATTCCGTACGAGACAGAGATTCTGGGAAAGCAGCCGCCAAATCGTCTGATGTCGCAGTGGTATCAGGAAGAAGCTGCAACCGTTCCAGATGTTCAAAGTGTTGTTGCGGTGCTACAATTTGACCGAGAAACCCGAGCGCTCGGGGGTCAGATTCAATGCACTCTCACTGATGGGACGGTAATCAATGTCTAACGTGCCAGCTCTACAAATCACTGCGGCGGGTGTCATCGCGCCCGATGCCGTGGCGATTCGTACTGGCGTGCTGGCTGATGAGAACGAGGCATTCGGCGGCGCGCTGGATGTTGTCACGCCGTCAACACCGCAAGCATATCTGGCCGACCAGCAAACCAGCTACATCCTGGACGCCAATTCCGAGGTTGCCTACACGCTGGCGATGATGGACCCGGCAACGTCTGAGGGGCGTTGGCAGGATGCTATCGGGCGCATTTACTTTTTGTCCCGCAACGGTGCTACCGCAAGCGTGGTGATTGCTCAATGTACGGGACAACCCGGCGTCACGCTGGCAGCTGGCGCACTGGCTGAGGATGACGCTGGCAACCTGTGGCAGTCCACGGGATCGGCGCTGATCAGCCCAGGCGGCACGGTAAACGTGCAGTTTGCGTGCCAATTGCTGGGGCCTGTGGAGTTGGGCATTGGAGAATTGACCAAGATTGCCCAGACCGCTCCAGGCTGGGATGCTGTGACGAATTTGTCACCCGCAACCGTTGGCAACGCAACCGAGAGCCGCAACGCATTTGAAATTCGCCGCCAAGAAAGTGTTGCGGAAAACGCACACGGCACGCCACCGGCTATCCGTTCTGCGGTCTGGGGAGTGTCTGGCGTGCTGGATGTTTTCGTGTACGACAATTTCACGAACGCGACGATCAATTACGGGTCTACGTCATATCCGATTGTCGAGCATAGTGTTTACGTTGGCGTGGTGGGCGGCAATGATGCCGAAGTGGCCGCAGCAATCTGGAGAAAAAAGGACGCTGGCTGCGACATGAACGGCAACACCACCGTCGTCGTGCAGGATACAGAGGGCTACGAATATCCGTACCCCGAGTACAACATCAAGTTCAACCGGCCAGCCGCGGTCCCGATTCTGTTTGCAGTGCAGATCAAGAACAGCGCATCACTGCCAGCCAACATCATCGCTCTGACAAAAGCAGCGATCATTGCGACATTCACGGGCGCAAACGGTGCGCAACGTGCCCGCATGGGTGGATACATCTTCGCATCCAATTTCTATGCTGCCGTGGCTCAGATTGGCGCGTATGTGTCTATCGTGCAAATCAAGATTGGCACGGTGACGGCAAATCTGGATCAAATTCTGGTTGGCATTGATCAGACTCCCACGATTTCCGATACTGACATTGCGGTAACTCTGGTATGAAGCAATATGCAGCATCGCCAATCATTCAGCGGCTCAACGATGACCGCTATGGGTACTTTCACACGAACTGGCCGGATGCGTTCTATTCGGTCTACTGGAATGTGGACACGGCCCAAGGCATCGGGCTGGACAACTGGGGGAAGATCGTCGTTATTGGCCGTCAACTCCAAGTTCCGCCGACTGAGTTTTTCGGGTTCAGTACGACTCCGCAAACCTACGGCGCATTCGGTGAGGAATCGTTTTACACCGGCCCTGATGCCACAAGCACATTCACGCTTGCAGACCCTGCGTATCGGGTTCTGGTCTTGGCAAAAGCGCTATCGAACATTTCTGCGGCGAATAGCAAATCACTGAATCGCGTGCTGAGCCAGCTTTTCCCGAATCGTGGCCGCGCATGGGTGAATGATTTGGGTAGCATGTCCATGCGGTTCGTGTTCGAATTTCCGCTTGAGCCGTGGGAAAAAGCAGTGTTGACCAGTGGCGGAGTGGTTCCGCGTCCTGCTGGTGTGTTTGCCTACATCATGGAAGTGCCAGAGGGTACGTTCGGATTTGGTGAGGCCATGGATAGCTTGCCGTTTAACGATGGCGTATTTTTGAGCGAAGGAGCAATTTCAAATGTCACTTAGCACCCCAACACGGGTATCGGTTCCCTTCGCCGTTTCTGGCTTGAAGGCAACAATTCCAGCCAGCTCCAACAACACGACGGGCCGCGCTGGTTACGATCAGGGATTCCCAGCGATCAACATGACCGCCAAGACTGCGGGCGGTATTCCTCCGTTCGGCCAGGACTTCAACGGCATTCTGTACGATGTCACTTTGGCGCTGCGTTACATGGAAGCTGGTTCCGGTTTCGTGTACGACTCCACTTTCTCGACTGCCATCGGCGGGTACAAATCCGGCGCGATGATTCCGCGTACCGATGGCGCTGGTTTCTGGCTGGCTACTACTGACGCGGTGACCACCGACCCGGAAGATGCTGGCGCTGATGCTGCTGGATGGCGTCCTGTGGCTACTGCTGGCACTGCTGCGGTGACGATGACCAATGCGAACGTAACGCTGACGCCGTTGCAATGGGGCAAACCTATCATCGTCATCACTGGTACGCTGACTGCAAACGTGAATTTGATTTTCCCGGCGATGCCAGGTCAGTGGACTGTTTTGAACAGCACAACCGGGGCATTCACGATCACATGCAAAACCGCTGCTGGTACAGGTGTTATTGCTGTATCGGGAAGTAGCTCTATCTTTGGCGATGGAACAAATATCTATCAGTCTGCAACCGTAATTGCAAGCCCGACTCTGATAAATATCGTTCGATACGCCACAGCCGGTAGCGGAACATACAACAAGCCGAGCAACGTTTCAAAACTCAGAATCAGATTGATTGGTGGTGGTGGCGGAGGCGCTACTGGAAGCGGAGATTCGGGAAGTGGCGGCGGCGGTGGGTCTGGCGGTTTTAGTGAAAAGCTCATCACATCGCCATCTGCATCCTATGCATATACAGTCGGAGCAGCGGGGAGTACTGGTGGCGCTGGTGGGAATACAACTATTGCCGGAATGACTGGCAACGGGGGCGCTGCAGGTTCTTCATCTGGTGGCAATGGAGGTGCTGGAGGCTCTGCATCGGGCGGCGATTTGAATGTCCCAGGAAGCGGGGGAAATGGGGCTGCAAATACTCGTCAAGACGCTGGCGCTGGTGGATCTGGGTTCTGGGGTGGAGCCGGATATGGCGCTGGTTCCAATGGAACTTCTGGTGCGGCTGGTGGCGCTGGTTCCTTTGGTGGAGGCGGTGGAGGTGGCGCTGTATTCAGTGGTGGTGGTGTCGGTGGTGCAGGATACATCGAAATTGAGGAGTACGCATAATGAGAGCAGCACGAATTGAAAATGGCCTAGTGGCGGATTTGTGGGATGTTCCATCCTTGGACTGCTATGGCCCTGATGTGGTCTTGGTGGAAGCACCAGATCACGTGCAAATCGGTGATGGCTATGACTCTAATTCTGGATTTGTGGCAATTATTCGCACGATTGGCGCAGAAGAATCTCGTTCTCGGCGTGATTACCTTTTGTCCATATGCGACTGGACGCAGCTCGCAGACGCACCGCTGACAACGACTGAAAAGTCGGCATGGAAAAAGTACCGCCAAGATTTGCGCGATGTGCCAGAGCAATCCGGTTTTCCGGCTGAGATTGTGTGGCCGGTTGCTCCGAACTGACGTTAAAATACAACGCCATGGACGCACCAAACGCTACACCCGACTTCTCTCTGGCAAAACTTCTGGCAGGTGCATTGGGCTCATTCGTGAGCCTGAAGTTCGTGCAGGGGACATTGTTTGAACGGGTGTTTATGGGTGTTGGCGGTGCGTCTGTCAGCTACTACGCTGCAACGCCTGCTTACAATTGGATAGGTGTGCCGAACACTGAAGGGCTGGTAGGATTCCTCATTGGACTATTCGGCATGGCAATTATGGCGAAGGTCTACGAGGTAATCCAGATGACCGATGCCAAACAAGTATCACAAGATATCTGGGAGTGGATTAAACGTAAGTGGGGGGCTTAATGCTCTTACTCCAGATTGCGCCATTCGTCGTGGTGGCGCTCATTTCCTCATTGGCCGTGTTTCATAGTTGTTTTGACGACAACCTGCTGCAACGTATCGGCCTGAGTTTCATATCGATTGGAGCATGTCTCAGAATTGCCGCCGATGTTGTAAATTCGCAACACACAGGCGGGGCAGTCAATATCCTGGTCATGGGGCTGGCGGTGTATGCTGTCGGGACTGTTTTCAAGTTTAGGAGTTGGAATGCGCGCATCAGAAAATTGTCTGAGCCTGATTCGCCAGTTTGAGGGCTTCAGCGCGAAGCCGTACAAGTGCCCAGCCGATGTGTGGACTATTGGCTATGGCAGCACCCGATACGCAGACGGGCGCGCGGTTGCCGCCAGTGACCCGAACATCACAGAGCAAGCTGCGGGCGCTTTGGTTCTGGCAACGCTGGGGGCATACGAAGGCGCGGTGAATGATTCCGTCAAGGTGCCACTGTCCCAAAATGAATTTGATGCCCTGGTGGACTTTGCGTACAACGTTGGCGTTGGCAATCTTCGATCAAGCACGCTACTCAAAAAGCTGAACGCTGCCGACCGCGCCGGGGCTGCTGATGAATTCCTGAAATGGAACAAGGGCGGCGGTAAGGTTTTGCCCGGACTGGTGCGGCGTCGGGAAGCGGAACGCAAGTTGTTTTTGGGGGCGGTGTGACCGCCCTACTAAACCTAATCCCCCGATGGCTACTAGCGGCCATGGTGGTGGCATTCAGCATATCCACTGGCGTGCTTTACGCCAAGCTGGCCCACTCCCAATCCGAAACTGCGCAGGCCCGCCAAGAAGCATCCAACCTGCGCGCCACAATCTCGGAGAACAATGCGACCACCGCGCGCCGTGAAGCTGATTTGCAAGCAAATGTTGTGAGGGCACAAAATGAGTCAAAGAAACGAGAAACGGAATTGCGTGTGGCTGTGGATCTTGCTCGTGCTGAGTCTGGGAGGTTGCGCAACGCCACCGCCAGTCTACGTGACCAGCTATCCAGACTTTCCAGTGATGCCGTCATTGATCGAGCCGCTGCCATCGGAGCCGTACTCAGTCAGAGCGCGGAAAGATACCAACTGCTGGCTGCAAGTTGTGATCGGCACGTTAGCGACTTGCGATTAATGATTGACGCTTGGCCGAAAAAGTGATTACAATAAATTAAGGCTGGATGCTTCGCTACTTCACGACGGCCTTTAAATGTCTCATAGAAGTGCCTCATTCGATAAGCGAGCGGTCTTAGGCGGGCAATGCGAAAAAGCCATATCCTTAGAGTGCAAGGTGAATCGGCCAACAGATCACTGGCACCCCGGAAAGACGGGGACTATCATCAAAGCGGCGGCGTGGATGGACACGCAAACCAACAAATGCAAGCGCGGACGTGTAGCTGTGATCGGCTATCGAATATCGGGGTTACCCGACGCACGCAAGCCAGTGTCGAGTCTGGCCCGCTTTGATGATGGTAACGGGCACCGATCTTTTAACCGATCAACCTTTTACAAACAATGAGGTAGCCGCGCAGTGATCGCACGCGCAACCATCAACTATCACGGGTGCGGATTGGCATAAATGCCATGCATGACGAATAAACCAGCAAATAGCATGCTCTGGGCAAGCTGGGCTAACAGTCCGCAACCGTGATGGCATGTAGCTCAGTAGGTAGAGCATCGGACTGTTAATCCGCGCGTCGGTGGTTCGATCCCACCCCTGCCAGCCAGTTCTCTCTGTGTGTGTCTCCTTGGTCTCTCCGACCCTTAGCCCCGGCCTAAAAACCGGGGCTTTTTTATTTTTTATGCTAGTATTTGGTTTCATTCTGTTTTTGAACATCAATTCACTAGCCGGGAGACCGCCATGAAGCGCTAAATCAAACACACTCATAAACATCAAGGAAGCCCCGCATCGTCGGGGCTTTTTTCTTTTATTGTTTACTTCGTGGAAATTGGTGTTATAGTTACACCGTGCATAAATCGCACGTAAACCAAGGAGAAACATGCCAACCATCATCCACGGCCTACCGAATGCCGATTACCACGCCATGCCAGCCGCGAGTTCAAGCGGACTCAAGCTGGTACGCCGAAGCCCGCGCCACTACTGGGCAAAATACCGCGACCCGAACCGCAAGCACACTGAGCCTACACCACTGATGCGTATTGGCACGGCTTGGCATTGCGCACTGTTTGAGCCGGAGCGGTTCGCGCAGGAATACATCGAAGTTCCAGAAGGTCTGGACCGTCGCACCAAAGAAGGCAAGGCCCTGTTTGCCGAAATCGAGGCGAGCGGCAAAGAACCCGCCAGCGCCGAATTCATGGATCGCATCCGTTTCATGGAAGCCGCCAGCCGCAGCTATCCAGTGATGCGCGTTCTGTTCGGGCAGCGCGGAATCTCCGAGGCTTCGTTTTTCTGGAGCAACGAACAGACCGGCATGGAATGCAAAGCACGCCCGGACTACCACATCCCGCCGTGCGATATGTTCCCCAACGGATTCATTCTGGATGGAAAAAGCACCGACGATGCAAGCGGCGTCGAATTCGGCAAGGATGCATGGAACGCGGCGCACTACATCCAGGCTTCCTACTACTGCGACGGATTCATGGCTGTGTATGGCACCAGCGAACCGCCCATTTTCGGATGGCTGGCACAGGAGCGCGATGTGCCGTATTGCAGCGCGTTCTACACCGCGCCCGTGTCCATGCTGGACTATGGCCGCAAGCTGTACCACGAGGGCCTGGAAGTGATCGCGCAATGCGAGGCTTCGGGCGTGTGGCCGGGGTATTCAGAACAGTCGCGCGAGTTGATCGTGCCAGCGTGGGCACAGCGCGAGATTGATGGCGAAGGTGACGACGATATGGAGGTGATTGGTTATGTCTAACGTTTCAGACCTGCGGGATACGATCGTCCCCAAGAGCGACCAGATCAACGCCGAGCAGTTGCTGGGCGGTCCGCTGACCATTACGGTGACTGGTGTGAGTCGTGGCACTGCTGACCAGCCCGTGGTAGTGAACTACATGGACGACGGCGCGCGGCCCTACAAGCCGTGCAAGTCCATGCGCAAGCTGCTGATCTTCGCATGGGGTGAAGATGGCTCGCAGTGGGTTGGCCGTTCGATGACGCTGTACAACAAGCAGGATGTCAAGTGGGGCGGCGTGGCTGTGGGCGGTATCCGCATCAGCCACATGAGCCACATTGAACGCGACATTGCGCTGTCGCTGACTGCTACCAAGGGCAAGAAAGAGCCGTACACGGTCAAGCGGCTGGCGGAACCTGTGCGGGCGGCGTCGGCTCCAGTGAGTGACGACTACGAGGCCGAGCGCGCAGAACTGCGAAAGGTAACCGATCAAGGACTGGAAGCATTCAAGGCCGCGTGGAATGCACTGACGCCAGCCGCTCGCAAAGGCATCGGATCTGCATTCCGCGATGAACAGGCTGCGCGCGCTACCGATGCAGATGCGCGGCGTGCGGTTCCTGCTGGCGTGGATGCTGGTGATGATGGGGAGACTTTCTGATGGTCGCCGCCGCGTATTGCATATTCATGGCGGTGCTGTGGGCGATTGGATGCACATCGCACATAAAACGGCCCGAACCTGTGCTGGCTTTGTATTGCTTCGCCTTGTTCGCATGGTCTATTTTTTGTTTGGTGGAGGTTTGGAAATGATATGGAGAACCGTAACCACAGAGGTCGAAGTAGAAATCGATATTTCAGACTTCGATGACGACGAACTGATTGACGAGGTGAAATCTCGCGGACTCACCGGGGAGATTGACGCCATCGACATGGACCGAATTGAGCATCTATTCGATCTTGGACAAGAGGACGCCGCAAAAGATGAGGCGTGGGAAATGATCAAGCAACACATTCAACATGGGCGGTACGAATGAACCCCGAAATCCTACTACGCAGCGGCCGCTACTTCAACCTAGCGCGCCCAAACCCCGATGACGTCGACATTGCAGACATTGCACACGCTCTGTCCCGCATTTGCCGATTTACTGGGCATGTCACCACAATTGAGAACTACAGCGTGGCCCAGCATTCCGTCCTGGTTTCGCATCTGGTGCCGCCTCAGTTTGCGCTCCAGGGTCTGCTTCACGATGCTCCCGAAGCGTACATTGGCGACATTTCTGCGCCATTGAAGCGCATGCTGCCAGATTACCAAGCCATCGAGCGGCGCGTAGAGCAGGCGGTGTTTGAAAAATTCGGACTGCCACTGGAACTTGACGCGACGGTGAAATATGCCGATCTGGTGATGCTGTCCACTGAGAAGCGCGACATGATGCCAGCGACAGACGAACCATGGCCGTGTGAATTGACGCATCCGGCCATGAGTGAGCGAATCCGGCCACTGCCACCGCGTCAGGCTGAGCTGGTGTTTTTGGCGCGGTTTTCGGTGTTGATGCGGAAAAGACGGGAGGATGTGTGAAATTTCTATCCGTCTGCTCAGGCATTGAGGCCGCTAGCGTTGCATGGAACCCATTGGGCTGGAAGGCCGTGGCCTTCTCCGAAATCGAGCCCTTCCCTTGCGCCCTGCTCAAACACCACTACCCCAATGTGCCCAACCTGGGCGACATGACCAAATTCAAGGACTGGCCCGACTATGCAATTGACCTTCTTTGCGGAGGAACCCCCTGCCAATCTTTCAGTGTCGCCGGACTCCGAAAAGGACTGGATGACCCACGTGGCAACCTCATGCTTACCTTTGGTGCCATTGCTGCAAGGTATCGCCCCCAATGGCTGGTTTGGGAGAACGTCCCCGGCGTCCTGTCCAGCAACGGAGGACGCGATTTTGGAGCCTTCCTCGGGATGCTGGGCCAACTCGGGTATGGGTTCGCCTACCGGGTTCTGGACGATCAGTACTTCGGAGTGGCCCAGCGACGCCGCCGTGTGTTCGTTGTCGCATGTCTTGGAGACTGGCGAAGTGCCGCAGCGGTTCTTTTTGAGCGCCACAGCCTGCAAGGGCATCCTGCGCCGAGCCGAGAAGCGGGGAAAGAAATTGCCCCAACAATTAGAGCGGGCGCTGCAAATGGTGGCACAGGCCACGGAGCCAGAAGCGGAGACAGCAAGGACGAATTGATCGTTCCTGTTGAGACAGTCGGGACACTGTGCGCAGACTCGCATCCGGGAAGCTACACCGGCCAAGATGCTTACACCGGGCGGTTGATTCCCGTGTCGAATGAGACAACCCACACACTGCGCGGCGATAGCTTCGACGCCAGCGAGGATGGAACGGGGCGGGGCACGCCGCTGGTGCCGGTGGCTTTCAATATGCACAAATCTGGCAATGAGGCGTCCAGCCTTGGCATCAGCGAAGACCGCACAGACTGCCTGCGCGCATTTGAAAAATCCCCGTTTGCTGTTCAGCCAGCGATTGGTATGCAAGTCCGTCGCCTGACCCCTGTGGAGTGCGAACGCCTGCAGGGTTTCCCCGACGGCTACACCGCCATCCCCTGGCGAAAGAAACCCGCCAGCGAGTGCCCTGACGGCCCGCGCTACAAGGCCCTTGGCAACTCCTGGGCTGTGCCTAACGTGCGCTGGATTGGTGAGCGAATTGACCTGTGCAATCAAATACGGCAAAACGCATGACCCGCTACACCTGCGCAATCTGTGGGCGGAAAACTGAGCCGTTCACGTTCATAGACGGGCGTGCTATCGGGCCAACTTGCGCCAGGAATGAGGGCATCACGACTGGCAAAAAAACCACATCGCACGCCAAAAAATCATCCGCTGAATCAGACTCTGACACATTGGATATGTTTACAGCGTACAATAAATCAGAGCCTGAACCAATCAGGACGTTAACCAAAGGAGTGAACATGGAGTATGAGGAATTTGTGGCAGGTAAACGCCGCGCAGAGGTAGCTACCGGACATGCGCCCGGTGAACTGAACGAGCATCTTTTCGACTTTCAGCACGCTATCGTTTCATGGGCCGTGCGCCGTGGCCGTGCTGCGATCTTCGCTGATACGGGTCTGGGCAAGACGCTGATGCAGCTTTCTTGGGCCGATGAAGTCTATTCGCATACGGGCGGGATTGTCGTGGTTCTGGCACCCCTGGCAGTGTCTGAGCAGACAATTGAGCAGGGCGCAACGTTCGGCATTGAGGTAAAACGCATCCCCCAAGGCGGGGCACCAACTGGCCCGGGTGTGTGGATTACCAACTACGAGCGCATGGATGCGATTGACTTCTCGGAGTTGTCTGGTCTAGTTCTGGATGAATCATCCATTCTGAAATCTCACGATGGCAAGACACGTTCAAAGATCATCGAGCAAGCGCAGTCGGTGCCTTATCGTCTGAGCTGCACCGCCACACCAAGCCCGAACGACTTTGAAGAACTGGGCAACCAGTGCGAGTTTTTGGGCGTGATGACCCGCACCGAAATGCTTGCTACGTACTTCATCAATGATGCGGGCGATACGGGAACATGGATTCTAAAGGGCTGGGGCCAGTCTCGATTCTGGGAATGGATGGGAACATGGGCAGTCGTTTTGCGAAGCCCCGCCGATATTGGTTTCGATGGCTCGCGCTATGACCTGCCAAAGCTGCATTACCACGAGCACGTGGTGGAAACCGAAGCACTGGGCGATGAGTTGTTTTCTCGACCAGCGCAGACAATGGCCGAGCGCCGCAAGGCCCAGAGAGACAGCATCGAGTCCCGTTGCAAGGCACTGGCTGAAATCGTGAATGGTGAACCCAACGAGCCGTGGCTGATCTGGTGCCATCTGAATGACGAGGCAGAATTGCTGCGCCAGTTGATTCCCGGATCAATAAACGTTCAAGGCTCGGACAGCCCAGAAAGCAAGACTAAGAACCTGCTAGGTTTTGCTCACGGCGATGTGCGGGTTCTGATTTCAAAGCCAAAAATCGCGGGGTATGGCTTGAATTGGCAACACTGTGCCCGCATGGCATTTGTTGGTCTTGATGACTCTTTTGAAAAGTTCTACCAATCTGTGCGCCGCTGCTACCGTTTTGGACAAAAGCGCGAGGTTCAAGTCCACATCTTCACCGCTGAAAACGAAGGCCAGATTCTGGCAAACATCAAACGCAAAGAGCTACAGCATCACGACATGAGCGCAAACATGATCGAACACATGAAAGACATTATGAACAAGGAACTGGCCGGACAAGAGAACATCGTGGACGAGTACCGCGAAGACACATACGAAGGCGACGGATTCACGGTGCATCTGGGCGACTGTGTGAAGTGGTCACGAAAGATGGCTGATAACAGCGTGGACTATTCCGTTTTTTCTCCGCCGTTCGCAGATCTGTTTGTCTACTCCAACAGCGACCACGACATGGGCAACTGCCGCGACGATGATGAATTCGTCCAGCAGCTCAAGTTTTTGATTGCAGAACTGTTCCGCGTCATTAAACCTGGGCGCAACGTGTCATTCCATTGCATGAACCTGCCGACTACCAAAATGCGCCAGGGCCATATTGGTCTGCGCGACTTCCGGGGCGACTTGATCCGCGCATTCCAAGATGCTGGGTTTATCTACCACTCGGAGGTTTGCATCTGGAAAGACCCGGTAGTGGCGATGCAGCGCACCAAGGCTCTGGGCCTGCTGCACAAGACCATCCGCGAGAACTCGACCATGAGCCGGATGGGACTGCCTGACTACGTGGTGACGATGCGCAAACCCGGTGAGATTGAGGAACGGGTTACGCATGAAAATGAGGATTTGCCAGTATTGCTGTGGCAGAAATACGCAAGCCCGATCTGGGACGACATCAACCAGAGCCGCACATTGAACAAGCTGCCAGCGCGCGACGACAAGGATCTGAAGCACATGTGCCCGCTGCAGCTCGATGTGATCGAGCGCTGCATCCACTTGTGGACAAACAAGGGCGATGTGATTTTCAGTCCGTTTACTGGTATCGGCTCTGAGGGCTATTGCGCAGTGAAGATGGGCCGCAAGTTCATTGGGACGGAGCTGAAGCCCGCGTATTGGGAACTGGCGCACCAGAACATTGCAGACGCTCAGAAGGAGCAGCAGGGGTTGTTTGCGTGACAACGCAACAATCCCGCCCCCTACGCCCCTACCAAAAAAGCTAGTCCGTGAAGTCTCGGATGCGTATTTTTGTATTCGGTTAAAATAAACCCGCGCCGTGACGTATCACGGCATTCCCTTGGCGGGGAATTTTTAGGCAAGCCCAGGCCGGGACTCTGCTGGTGCCTACCAGTCCGCCAACATGCGAAAGCATGAGAGTTCCGACCTGGGCTTTTGTTTTGGAAATGAAACATGGCATTTCACAGAAAGCTGTTTGATGTTCACAGGCAGATGGTCAAGCGTTGCGAAGATCCGTCAAATCCCGACTATCCAAACTATGGAGGTCGAGGTATTAAGGTCTGCGAAGAATGGCAGGATTTTCGGACATTCACTGAATGGGCACTATCTAATGGTTACCAGCCAGGATTAAGCATTGACCGGGAAAACACAAACTCAGGATATGAGCCATCCAATTGCAGATGGGCAACCGTCCTGCAACAGGCCAGAAATGCGCGGCGCGTTGTGATGATTGAATTCAACGGGCAGACAAGACCATTGGTCGAATGGGCTGAAATTGTAGGTATCAGCCAGCGCACACTGAAAATGCGTAGAAAGCTGGGATGGTCAGTCGAGCGCATGCTGACGGTTCGACCCGTAAAAGGAAGGAATCAATACGCATGACAGCCAAACCAATCGAGCTACGCGAGTACCAGCACAATCTGGTAACAGAAGTCCGCGCAGCATACAGGGACGGTCACAAATGCCCGTTGGTGGTAGCATCTACCGGATTGGGCAAGACCGTCCTATTCAGCTACATCACGCACAGCGCGGCGGCGCGAGGTAATCCGGTTTTGATCGCCGCGCACCGGAAAGAGATCATCCGGCAGATCAGTCTGAGCTTGGCGCGTTTTGGTGTAGACCATCGCATCATCGCGCCGCCCAAAGTAATACGCCAGATCAAAGTTGCACACTTCAAAGCGTTTGGGCGCAGTTACGTGCGCGACGGCGCGCTGGTGATGGTGGGCAGTGTGCAGACGATTGTCACGCGCTTCGATTCGATCGATTCAGCGATTGCAGCCGCTGGAGATGGTAAGAAGTTCATGATCATCATGGACGAAGGGCACCACGTTGTAGAGGATACGCAGTGGGGGCGCGTCATGGAGCGGTATGGACTTGGCGCTATCCCGGCACTAGAAACCGTGATCCGCATAGCCACGCTGGGACTGATTGTGACAGCCAGCCCTGAGCGACTGGATGGGCGTGGGCTGGGCAAAGGACATGGCGGGTTTGCTGACTTCATGATTGAGGCTCCCAGTATGTCGTGGGCGATTGCGAATGGATACCTCTCGCCATACCGAATTTTCACCGCGCCAGAACAGATCGATCTATCCGATGTTCATACGCGCATGGGCGACTACGTTGCAAGCGAAGTTGCCGAGAAGATCGACAAGCCGCACGTAACTGGCGATGCGATCACACACTGGAACAAGCACGCCAAGGGAATGCGAACGGTGGTGTTTTGCGTGAGTGTGGAGCACAGCAAGCACGTAGCGGCAGAGTTTGCTGCGGCTGGAATTCAGTCTGCGCACATTGATGGCGGCATTGAGGATGACGAGCGCGACAAAGCCATCATCGACTTTAGCGAGGGCCGCGTGCAAGTGCTGTGCAATGTGAATTTGGTTAGCGAAGGATTTGACCTTGCCAGCATTGCGCAGAAGGATGTGACGATTGACTGCGTGATTGACCTAGCGCCTACGCAGTCGCTGGTGAACTTCATGCAGCGAACCGGGCGCGCTTTGAGGCCATTCCCTGGAAAAGTGGCGATACTGCTGGATCATGCTGGAAACGTATTTCGCCATGGATTGCCGGACGAAGATCGAGAGTGGTCGCTGGAGGGCAGAAAGAAAGGCAAACGCGGGGCCAACACTGAGGAAAAAGAGGAAACGATGCGCAAGTGTCCGAAGTGCTTTGCAGCGCATGCATTCGCCCCGGCTTGCCCATGCTGCGAATACGTCTACCCAGCTCAAGATCGCAAAGTGGAGCAGCGCGAAGGCGAGCTGCAAGAGGTCACGCCAGAGCAGATCGAATACGCACGCAAGCAGCGCCTGACCGCCCAAGGCAAGATGCAAACCATCGAAGAAATGATCGCGGCAGGCTACCCAGCAAAGCAGGCTGAAAAGATCATCCAGGCGCGCGAAGAAAAGGCAGCACTACGCGAGCAGATCATTGATGGACTGATGGCGCACGCAAAGCAGCACGGCGGATTCGTTGGGCAGGCTTTTGGCGTGACTCTGAGGGATGTGAAGATGGTCATGAAACCCAAGGCGCTGAAAGAATTGCTGGCGCGCGTGCAGAGTTCGTGAGGTGTTGTTTTCTTGACACTAGGGTTTGTCAGTAGAAAAAAGTGTTTACGGCGTGAATTATGGGAGTAGAATTTCAAACATCGACAACGTAAACACCAAGGAGCTGAAAATGACACTCGCACAAAACCTGACAGTAGCAAAGCAACAAATGGAGTCAGCAGGCTGGACTAAGATTCTCACCGCAATGACAAGCGGCAATGGACTGGATTACGGCTCGCTGTACATCAAGAACGGCATGCGCTATTACATCAACAAGGACACGATCACACCTGGAGTTGATGTGTCCAAGGTTGCTGAACTTTGCGCAAATATTTTGTTTCCTGCCTGACAACACCAGACCCAGCCGCGTGACAGGCGGCAATAAACCACCAAGGAGCCACACCCCATGAAAACCACCCTAAACAAAATCCGCGCACACAGCCCATGCCATTCTGGCTGGACCAAGCTACTCAAAAACCTAGGCAAGACAAAAGCCGACGACGAGCCAATCAGCATTGCTTTCATTCTGGAATCGAATGGTGTGGATGATGCGTTGTGGTGCTTGCGTGCAGTCGATGGCTATCAGCGTGAAATGCGCTTGTTTTCTGTGGATTGCGCTCGGTCTGTACAGCATTTGATGGATGACCCGAGAAGCATTGCAGCTATTGATGTTGCGGAACGTCATGCGGATGGGCTTGCCAGTAATGAAGAATTGGCCGCAGCCTGGGACGCAGCCAGGTCCACAGCATGGGACGCAGCCAATGCCGCAGCCAGGGACGCAGCCAGGGACGCAGCCAGGGACGCAGCATGGGTCGCAGCCTGGGCCGCAGCCAGGGCCGCAGCCAGGGACGCGGCCAGGGACGCAGCCTGGGACGTTCAATCCAATCTTCTGGCGATCATGTGCGCCGAAATTGAACAACGCGACGAGGTTCAATCATGCTAACCCGCATAGCCCTAATCACCGCCGCCCTAATCGCCCTGCACCACGAATCACGCGCCCAGCAGTTCATGACTGGAAATGATTTATACGTCGGCATCCAGAGCGACGACATTCCGATGATCCAGTGGCGTGCCATCGGTTTCATTCAGGGCGTGTATGACATGAGCTGGGGGAAGTCGCAATGCGGCCCTGAGCATGCCAGCACCGACCAGATCACCAGCCTGATTTTTCAAAGGCTGCATCGCTTTCCTGAATTTCGCCATCGTCCTGCGGCCGAGTTTGCAGAGGCCGTTTTCATCATGACTTGGCCTTGTGCCAAAAAATCGAAGGGGAATATTTGATGCAAACCCGCAAATACCCACGCACCATGCAAGAAGCATTTGGTCCGTACACCAGCCGCGACTTGTGTGATCCGCGCGAGGATTTCAAGTGGACGCCAGTACGCATCGCGCTGGCGGTGACGTATGCAGCATCCCTGGTTGCTCTTGTCGTTGTGATGCTGCCATGATGAATACGCTGTATTTTTTGATGGGCTTCGTGGCTGGTGCAGGCTTTGTCCTGGTGTTGTTTACCATTTGGTACGGCGATGACGAAGAACTGAAAAAGATGGATGAAATGATCCGCAAGCTGGATGAATTGGATCGGAAATCTGACACATTGAATGGGACTGTATGACTACAGAAGATTTGATGAAGCTGGCGGATGCGTATGCGCGGCTAAATGCGCAAACCACTGCGCCGGGAGCGGGTGACGCACGCCAATCGCTACTAGACGCACTGGAAGCACTTGGGCGTGAGGTTGCGGAGTTGAAGCTGCGCGCAGGCAACGGCTACAGCCGAAAAATTGAAGAGCTGATTGCAGAACGCGACCAAGCACGCGCAGAGCTTGCGGCTATCCGGGCGCAGGAGCCGGTGGCGACAATTGAGATTTCTGTGCGCGGCAGCACAACGACGATTGATAACCACTTTTCGGATGTGGTGCGCGATTTGCCAGAAGGCAAGTATCAACTCTACGCCTCCCCCGCAACCAAGGATGCTGGACTGGTGGCGGATGGGTGGAAGCTGGTGCCAGTGGAGCCTACGCCAGAGATGATTGCGGCAATCTGGGCATACAAGTCGGGCAACTTGCAAGACTGCTACCGAGCCATGCTAGCCGCCTCCCCAACGATCGGGGGTGTTTGATGGCTGACATATCGAAAGAGATGGCCGTGCAGTTGGCGCGGGAAGTTGGCGCAACGCCGTACACAAACCGCCACTACCCAGACCGACCAACGCACACCTTTAACGTTGAGCAACTTGAGGCATTTGCAAACAAGCTCGCCAAGCTGGGCCGCAATCAGGCGCTGGACGACGCACGAAAAGCCACGATTCCCCATAGCTGCGTCATCAGCGCTGCCCGCGCCATCGAATCTTTGAAAGACAACACACCATGACCACAAACCAAAGCCGCAACTGGCCTCCGCAAGATCAATGGCCGACTTTCTTGTTCTGCCGCCACGATGGGGCAGGCAATGCAGTTTTTTATCCGGTGGCCCTACCAAATGAGAGTGAAGTGTTGCCAAACATCAAATGCAACCCTTCAACTATCAAAGTCACTGACCTTGAAGGCAAAGTAATCTGGAGCGCAGCATGACCACCAACCTTCTATCAGTTATTGAGCAGCAGCAGCAGAAAGCACTGAAAGAACATGCCGCAGCACCAATGGATTGGGCTTGCGCGGAATGCCGACCAAACAGCGACATGCTGAAAGATGGCTTTCAATGCAGCTATCACTCCGCGCTCGCAGCAGGCAAGCAAGCGCTGGAGCAGACGCAGGGGGAGTCGAAGCCGGTTGCGCTTCAATGGGTAGCTGAAATGATTATGTCGGATTGCGGGTGCAGCACCAACAACGAGCGACTGCTTGAGCGTGTCATTGGTCGAATTGAGCACTATGAGCGGTCAAACGCACCAGCCCACCCCCAAGCCACCGAGCCAGCACCCAGCACGGCGGGGGAGCGGGAAGCGTGGCTGATTGAGGTTAAGTCGCTCGGACCATCTTGGATATGCAGCATTTTCCGTGAGCACGGATTTACCAGAGATGCCAACAAAGCAATTCAATTTCCAACAAAGGAAAGCGCGGAGGCTGTACTAGCCCACTTGTGGAAAGCTGGCCGCAATGGAACTGTATTCGGTCTGGACAGCTCTTGTTATTCTGTGACAGAGCATATTTTTCTTGGAGCGACACCACCCTCCCATGATGCGGGTAAGCTGGTTGAATCTCTCGACAGTATTCGACGCTACGGCCTTGACACTTTATCTGGGCGTACTGATGGACCTGATGACCGAGATTGGCAGCGTCAAGCCGTCAACGAAATGACGAAGCGTGCCACCGCCGCCCTCCTGCAATCCACTGACCATATTGCGGAGCCGCGCAAAATGGTTGCTGCACTGCCAGTGGGGGAGCTGACGGACGCAATCAACGCTTACGGCCGCGCATGCCGCCGCGATGGCTCTCCAGCATGGGAGAGTGAGGAGGGCCAAGCACTCCGTGCCATCCTAGCAGCCGCCCGCACTCAGCCTGTGCGGGAGCCGCTGCCAATAGAGCGTTTGCGAGAAATAGAGCGGAATCAGGTTTACAACAACACCGCAACGCTCATTGACTTTGCCCGCGCCATCGAAGCCGCCCACGGCATCACCAAGAAAGGCGCACCATGAAACAACCACACCACCCCACCATCCGCGCACTACTCCGACAGAACGAAAATGGCCTAACCATGCACGCCATCATGCAAGCGCTGCCCAACATCTCACGCGAGGAAGTTTTGCGCCGCTGCCTGGAGAACATGCCAGATGCGTACATTGATCGATGGACAGATCCAGTCCGAGGACAATGGCGGGCCGTCTGGTGCGTCGTCGTGCCACCAGAGCATTGCCCGTACCCCACTGACCGATTAAAACCTGAAACTCGGTGGGTGGACAATTCATATCATCGAAACCGCGCAAGCTACCAAGTCAGCGCATAACCTGGAGAGAAAATGGCATCCGTCAACAAAGTAATCATCATGGGCAACGTAGGACGCGACCCCGAAATGCGCTATCTGCCCAGCGGTATGGCTGCATGCAACATCAGCGTTGCCACCAGCAGCAAACGCAAGGACAAAAACACTGGAGAAACCATCGAGGACACGCAATGGCACCGCGTCCAGTTCTTTGACCGACTGGCCGAAATTTGCGGCGAGTACGTCAAGAAAGGCCGTCCGGTTTATGTCGAGGGCCGATTGAAATACGGCAAGTACACCGGGCAGGATGGCGTGGAGAAAAACACCGTAGACATCGTGGCGACTGAGCTGCAGTTGCTGGGTAGCCGCGACGATGCCAGCTCGCAACCCGCGCAACCAGCCGCAGCACGCGCACCAGCACCACAGCCGCGCCAGGAACCGCAGCGGCAGGCACCGGCACCATCGGATAGCGGTGGGTTTGCGGACGATGACGCGGACATTCCGTTCTGACCGTGACCACCAACCGCGAAACCCGAGAAGTCCAAACCCCCGCCATGCTGGCGGTGGGTACGAGGCCTGACGTTCTGGTCTGGCGTCAGCAGTCGGGCCTGTTCCGTGTGTACGACAGCCCCAAGCGTATCGTACAAATTGGCGAACCAGGGATTGCTGACGCCGGGATGATCGTGGCCGTGACCATCACGCCTGAAATGGTCGGGCGCACGGTGGGCGTTGCAGTTCAGCCAGAGTTCAAAACCAAGACCGGACGCCAGAGCGAGGCACAACGCAACTGGCAAGCTGCAGTTGAAAAGCGCGGCGGCGTGTATGCGCTGGTGCGGTCAGCCGATGAAATGCTGGCGCTAGTCGAGCGGGTGCAGCGTGGCGATTTCTGAACCGATGGCCGAAGTCTTGGTTGTAGGCGTACGTGTGCGCCTGTATTTGGTGAATGGCGTCTACCGCATCAAGATGGGCAGCGGCATGGGATGGGCACCTGATCGCTGGAAAAAACGCGGGCCAGCGATGGCAAAGCTGCTGGCGATGCAGAGCTACACCGAAGCGCAGCTGGCACTGTGTCGGCAGATGACGCGAGAAAAGCCGTAAAAAAATGTTTACACGGCAAAGAAAAAGCGTGTAGAATTGTTTACACCGCAAGCAATGCGGGTTTTTAACCAAGGAGTAAGGCACATGACTAAGCAAAAAGCACCAGCAGCAAAAGTGACATACAAAGCCAATGCATTCCTTGATATGCGCTACGGCGACAAATTGCAAGATTTCACAAAAGGATCTGCAACTCCAATACTGACACGTGGCGACGGCAGCTATTGGGCTGGCGAGGGATACACACACATCGGAGAGGCGGAGGTAACGGTTACTCTGTACAGCCATGACAAGATGGTGCAGTCAAGCATTGACGCATTCCAGAAGCAACTGGAAAAGCATCGCGCCGACGCATATATGGCCGAACAAGCCATCCTCGAAAAGATCAGCAAACTGTCTGCGCTGACGTTTGAGGGGGGTGAGGTATGACAACCGCCACTGCAGAAATCACAATCACGCCCGCAATGATGGCGCAAGCCTTCTGGAAAATGACTTCTACAGAGCAAGTCGAGTTTTTCAAGGAACTTTCAATAGCCATCAATGAAGATCATGATGGCGGAAACACAAGCGCATTTTGTCAGGGCGAGATGCAATGGCATTACGTGGGGCGTGATCTTCTCCAGAATGAAAATGAGGAAGCCCGCAGCATGCTGATGACCATGGCCGCGCCGCTTTATTTGAACACGCTGACGTTTGAGGGGGGTGAGGTATGACCTCCAACCTACACCCCATCTTCCAGCAAGCACTGGCACCGTGGACGCCGCCAACCGAACCCGCGCCAGTTCCATCCATGGCCGACCAACTGCAAGACGAATACCGCTCGGGGCTGGATTCTGTTCCGCCTGGGCGTGATTGGGAGGATGAGGAATGAAACCACGCAACAACGGCCAATTCGTGGCAGACCCCAACGGACTGCCCCAAAAGCTGCTAAAACTGGTCGAGGCTGGAGAAACCAGCCGCGAAGTGATGGCACAGCAAACTGGAGCGACGATGCTGCAAGTTCGGCGCGGTCTGTCCAATCTGGCGGCGCGCGGCTTGATTGAGCCATGCGGGACTATTCCAAGCGGTGGCAAGCCCAGGCCATTCAATGTTTACCAGATCAAGGGCAAAAGCGCGCCTTTTGTTTTTCGGTCTGGGCGGGTTAATTCTGTGTTTGCGTTGGGGGTGATGGCATGAAAACAGACCGAGAACTGCTAGAGCTGGCGGCTAAGGCTGCGGGAATTGAGTATGAGTGGGACGGTAATGGGCGAAACATGCTGCGCGCAGTTCCATTTCGTGAATACACAAACTACGAACACTGGAACCCACTAACAGACGATGGCGATGCGCAGCGGCTGGCTGTGAAACTAAAGATGAACGTACTACACGGTTCTGAAATGGTGGTTGCAGAGCGTGAAAATCCGAAAGAAGTTGGCGTGGCTGAGTTATTTAAAAATGACCAATATGCCGCCACCCGACGAGCTATTGTCCGCGCTGCCGCTGCTATAGGGGAGGCAATGCCATGACAATATTTATTTGCTGGATGGCATGGATGGTGGCAATGATGTCGGATAAAAACAAAAACTCGCTGCTGACTTACCTGTGCTTTTTTGCTTGGTTGTCGAGCTTGGGCGGAATAACAATTAATGGAGTGAGGCTATGAGCATACTGACAGAGGAAGAAATAGGGCGAATTGATGCGGATACAGACACGCAAACCAATTACGCACGCGCCATCGAATCCGCAGTGCTGGAAAAACTAGCAGGGATGGAGCTGCCTTGGGGTGACGATATTGAAGCGTGGCTAGAGGTGCGAACAGGCGCAGAAATTGCAGCCGCATTCCACCAAGCATACGCACAAGGAGCTGCGAGCGTTTTGAGTGCGGAGCCTATTGGATTTATAGCGCCGCATGAATTAAAAAACCTAGGCGATGGTTACGCCGCAATGGTTGTGATGCTTGCAGGAGCAAAGCGCACAGTTCCTGTCTACACCCTAAAGGAACCAAAATGACACACACACCACAAGACATCATCCGCATGGCAAGGGAGGCCACTGGTCTGCCCATCGAATCAGGTACACCAGCAGCAGAGAAATTCGAACGCTTTGCCGCCCTAGTAGCCGCAGCAGAGCGGGAGGCGTGCGCGAAGGTTGCTGAAGACTGGGATACAGCTATGACCGACAAAATTGCCGCCGCCATTCGCGCCCGAGGTAACACATGACCACCCCCTTCAACTGGCGCGCCAAACCATCCCAGATCGACCTGGGACGCGTCAAATCCGACAAGCAGACACAGCAAGACGCCAAGCGCGTCAACAAGTACAGCGTAACGGCTCGGAATCTGGGGCCGTTGAAATCTTCTACTTCGCCGCGCTGACCGTTTACCCCGCGCTAATTACGCCATACAATGCCGCCATGAACGATACCAATCTCAAACGCCAAATCGAGCTGCGCACCATCGTGGCTGCACTCCCTGGAAAAAACAATGCCGACAGGTTGCGCGAGTGTGCGCGATTGTTGCATTGCAAGCCGAACACGGTGCGCGGCTGGCTTCTTGATGAGCCATACCGACACATCCCAGATCGGCAGTTGGCGCTTCTTCGGGATGCTGTGGCGCGGACTGCCACATAATCCAAAGTTTCGACAAAGGCTAAGGGGCACCTGAAAACGCGCTGCTGGGCGCGCTGCCTTTGTCACCCCTTCATTTCCCAGCGTTCAGGCCAGCATGGACAACAAAAAAGACACACAGACCGATCTGTCCGAGGACGAGATCAAGTTAGCGCTTTCGCACATCGACCCCAATCTGTCCCGCGACGAGTGGACTGAAATCGGGATGGCGATCAAGTCGGAGTTGGGCGATTCCGGTTTTGACATCTGGAACGCATGGAGCCAGCGAGCCGACAATTACCGCGCCAATGACGCACGCGATACGTGGAAAAGCATTAAGGCATCCGGCGGCATCGGCATCGGTACGCTGATATTCCACGCCAAGCGCGGCGGGTACCGTAGCGACAACAGCCAGCCCCAGCGCGTTACCGACCAGGACGCAGCCGCGCGCCGTGAGCGCCGGGAAGCCGACGCAGCCCGCGAGGCCGAGGAAACGAAGCGCCGCAACGAACAATCCGCAGCCGAAGCGCAGGCAATGTGGGCGGAAGCGCAAGCATTCACCGGACACGAATACACCGACCGCAAGGCGATCCAGAATCCTGGCGTGGTGCGTATCGGCACCTATCGGCGCTGGCATGACGGCGGCACCATCGAAATACCCGGCGCGATGCTGATCCCGGCGCGCGACGAGAACGGCAAGATCACGACGTTGCAGGCCTACTTCCCCGACGACGACAACCCACTGGGCCGTGACCGTGACTACCTACCGGGCGGCAAGAAGCAGTGCAGTTACTTCAACATCGGCAAACCCACGGGCAAACCCGACGAGCTGGTGATGATTGGCGAGGGCCTAGCCACAGTCGCCAGCGCTCAGAATGCGTGTAGCGGCACTGGAGTGGTGGCGTTCGATTCTGGAAACCTGATCCATGTCGCCCGCATCATCCGCAAGAAGTGCCCAGAAGCCCGGATTGTCATGCTGGCCGACAATGACCGATTCAACCGCAAGCGCGACGGTACTCCATACAACCCCGGCGTGACAGCATCGACCGAAGCCGCACGCGAAATAGGCGCGCTGATCGCCATACCGCAGTTTCTGACCGATGACGGCGAGCCGAACGACTTTAACGACTTGCAGTGCCGGGAGGGGCTGGACGCGGTGCGCAGGCAAATTTCGGAGGCATACGAGCCACCCGAGTCAGATCCAGAGCCGACGACCACCGCGCCAACATCCGACGCCACTCCTGCCTTTGTCTGGTCAAAGCCCATGAACCTGTTTGCAGAGTTCCCGGCACCACCCATCCAGCGCGACATGCTGCCCCAGGCCATTGCCGATTACGCTTTTGAGTGCGGCGACCTGATCGGCGTTGATCCGTCCATGGTGGCGATGCCCGCTATCGTTGCTTGCGCTGCCGCCTTGCACGACGATGTACGAATCCAGCCCAAGCGTCACGAAACCGGATGGCAGGAATCCGCGCGACTTTGGTGCGCCGTCGTCGGCAGTCCATCCGTTCGCAAATCCCCGGCCATCAAGCGCGCCACCAAGCGTCTGCGCAAAATCGACCGCGAGCTGGCTGAAGAAAACAGCAAGAAGCGCGCCGAACATGCCGAGCAGATGGATCATTACAAGGAAGCCAAGAAGGAGGCTAAGAAAACCGGTGGGGGCATTCAAGCCCCAGAAGCCCCCGCCATCACCCGCATGATTGTGGAGGACATCACAGTCGAGGCGCTGTCCGACGTTCTCAAGGACAACAGCCGAGGCGTGCTGTGCATTCAGGACGAGCTGTCCGGCTGGTTCGGGTCCATGGACGCATACAGCGGCGGAAAGTCTGGCAACAAGGACCGCGCGGCGTGGTTGCAAGCCTACAACGGAGACTACCGCCAAGTTGACCGGGTGATGCGTGGCAGCGTTCACATCCCGAATTTCTCTGTATCCATGATCGGCGGCATTCAGCCAGACGCCATCCGCCGCATTGCCAAAGACATGACGGACGACGGCCTGATGCAGCGTTTCATGATCGTCATTGGCCGCAACGCCCCGGAGCATGACCGCCAAGAGCATCACGACATCGGGCGGCACTTCGGTGAGCTGGTGGATAGTCTCTACGGCGTGCAGCCTGGGAATGGTCCCGTTCTGCTGTCCGAGGGCGCGCACCTGATCCGTGAACGCCTGATGGCCTACAGCGAAGAACTGGCCGATTACCCCGCGCTTCCTGGCGGTCTGCGCTCCCATCTTGGCAAGTGGTCTGGCCTGTTTGCGCGCCTGCTGCTGGTCTATCACGTCATAGACTGCATCGCCAGAAAGCAGCACCCGAATCAGTCCAAAGTCCCCCAGCACATAGCCGAATGCGTCGACCGCCTGATGCGCCGATTCCTGCTGCCCCATGCCCTGGCGTACTACACAGACGTTCTTGGCGGTTCGGGTGACTTGGAGCATGCCCGGTGGATCGCAGGCCACATCCTGAGCAAAAAGCTAGACAGCGTGAACAATCGCGGCCTGATGCAGGCTTACCGACAGTGGCGCGGTATTGATGACTGGCGGCGTCAGCGGATCATGCAAATGCTGGAGGATATGGGCTGGCTGGCTGCTATTCCCGAGGAAGGCCGAGCCAGTCGCCGGGGGGCTAGTCAGTGGTCAGTAAATCCCGATGTGCACACGCTTTTTGCCCAGATGGCAGTCGAGGAAAGCCAACGACGCGAGCGAATCCGGGCTGAAATCGCGGCCATGCAGGCCAGAAATTAGAACGTATCACCATCCCCAAGAGCCAAACGCGTACACCGAAATACGCCGTTTGGCTGGGCTTTCACGGTGTATTTCCCGCCGCCGTTTTTGTTCATGCGTGAAGCACAAACACGCAGGCTTGCAACACGTTCCGCAGGCACTTCTACGAACTCTCCAACCCCCAAATTGCCCAAGCCGAAGCTGTCCCGCTGGCCGACTTTTTCGCGCTGAGATTGGTGGACAAGCAGGGTTTCATCGGCAATGGAAACCATACGCTCAAGGTCTTTTATCATCTCGGACAGGATGTCAACATTGTCAACAAGGCCAGTTTCCGACCGAAGTTGCACCAATCGAGAGCGAGCGGTTATTAACGTGTTACATACTTTTTTGTGAATTGACATGTTATTTCATTAATAAATTTGCAGATTGTTAACATTAACATATTTCAACGATAAATTGCAGAAATAGTGAAATATGCCATATCTTTTGCCCAAATGTTGACAATGTAGCCCACGCGTATAGACAAATAAAAATTTCATCATCATCATCATAAAAAAACTTTTTTATATATACGCGCGTAAGCTACATTGACAACATTCGACGGTGTAACTATTTCTAGGGTTGCGGGTATTTTTGGGCGATGTATCATTACGGCATGACCAATCCAACCAAACCCCCAGCAGTTGACGGCGCTCGATTCGTTGGCCGTCCTACCGACTATCGCCCCGAGTATTGCGAGCGCGTTGTAGAGCTTGGCAAGCAGGGCAAATCCAAGGCGCAGATTGCTGTAGCTTTGGATGTGGTGCGTAACACGTTGGACTTGTGGGCTAATGCAAACCCTGAATTTATGAGCGCAATGCAACGCGCGAAAGAGGAATCCCAGAACTGGTGGGAGCTTCAAGCGCAGGGCGGTGTGTACCTTCCGCACCAAGGCGGCACGTTCAATGCCGCGCTCTGGAGCAAAATCATGAACGTCCGATTCCCCGACGACTACCGCGAGAAGCAAGAGGTATCCGTGGATCACCGCAGCTCGGACGGCACCATGAGCCCAAAAGGCAAGTCCCTGGACGACTTCTACGCCCCCACCGCACCCACGGCACCAAAACCCGACGAAAACGCAGCGTAGGCCTGATTCCGTTCGTTCCTGACCTATTCCCGTGTTTCAGCTAAACCCCGTTCTGCGCGACTTCTGGAAAACCCGCAAGCCATACAAACTTCTCAAGGGTGGTCGCTTCAGTTCCAAGACCGAGGACGCTGGCGGCATGGCGATCTTTCTGGCGCGCAATTACACGGTCAAATTCCTGTGCATCCGGCAGTTCCAGGCGCGCATCACCGATTCCGTTTACTCGGTGCTGAAAAGCAAGATAGAGCAAGCAGGCTGGGATCACGAGTTTGACATTGGCGTGTCAACCATCCGGCACAAGACAACCGGATCGGAGTTCCTGTTCTACGGAATTGCCCGCAACCTGGAGGACATCAAAGGTACGCACAACGTGGACATTTGCTGGATCGAGGAAGGCGAAGGGCTTACCGAGGATCAATGGTCGATCATCGACCCGACCATGCGTAAGGACGGCAGCGAAATCTGGATTATCTGGAATCCACGGCTTCAGACCGATTTCGTTCAGTCCAAGCTGCCATCCCTGCTTGGTGACGCCGCGATCATCCGGCACATCAACTACACCGAAAATCCGTTTCTGTCTGCCACGGCGCGCGAGAAGGCCGAACGACTCAAAGAAGCCGACTACGAGGCGTATGAGCATATCTACCTCGGAATTCCGCGCAGCAACGACAACGCGGCGGTGATCAAATTCGCGTGGATTGAGGCTGCAATTGACGCGCATATCAAGCTGGGGATCAACATCGAAGGCGCGCGGGCGGTGGGCTATGACGTTGCAGACTCGGGCGACGACAAAAACGCGGCTGTCACGTTCAACGGGGCTATCTGCCTGGATATTGACGAATGGGCGGCACCGGAGGACGAATTGAACGAATCGACGCGCCGCGCATGGGCAAAGACCAACGGCGGGCGGTTCATTTACGACAGCATCGGTGTCGGCGCGCACGTTGGATCAACGCTGAAAACCATGGGCGTGACTGGCGGTTACTTCAAGTTCAACGCTGGCGGGGCAATCGTGAACCCGGAAAAAGAGTACGCGCCGAAGATCAAGAACAAGGACAAGTTTGAAAACCTCAAGGCCCAGGCGTGGCAGGATGTGGCTGACCGATTCCGCAACACTTACAACGCCGTGACCAAGGGGGAAACCTTCCCGCCTGACGAGTTGATCAGCATCAGCTCAAAATGCCCGAAGTTGGAGCAGCTCAAGCTGGAACTGTCCACGCCATTGAAGCGCTACAGCAAGCGCGGCCTGGACATGGTGGAGACAAAGGACGAAATGAAGAAGCGAGGTATAGCCTCCCCAAACGTGGCCGATGCCTTCATTATGGGCGCTTGTCCGCATCTCGTCACTGGTGCGCCGATGGTGATCAATCAATCGCTATTGGCTAGGGCAGCAATTCGACGCTAAAATGCAACAAACCCCGAAACGGAAGCTAAATGCCACGTAAACGCCCAACCCGACAAATGCAGGATGTTGCTAAAAAGCAACAAACCGATAACCGGGTGAGTCTGTCCGATGGACTTCGCCGCGCTCGGGATTTGGCCGCTCAGAAAACGGTATCTCAGCCGAAGTTCACCGCTCCCTCGCTTATGCCTGGAGTGGTGCCCCTTGGCAAAAAGTCAGCTATCGCCATGGACTATGCGCCGGGTGTGTACGACTTTGCGAACGCGAACAACGGGGCTTGGTCTGGCTCGTACTTCACGCCATTCCCTGGATACCCGTACCTCGCTGGACTGGCAACGCGCGCCGAATACCGAAACTTTGCGGACAGCCTGTCCAGCGAAATGACGCGCGAGTGGATCAAGTTCAAAGGCGCAACTCAGCAAGACGGATCGGGACAGCCCGAAGAGGACAAGGGCCGGATCAAGCAGCTTGAGGACGCGATCAAGGAATACAACCTCAAAGACATTTTCAAGCTTGCATTTGCGCAAGATAGCTTTTTCGGGCGCGGTCAGATTGCGATCAACATCAAAGGCGCTGAGGCAACTCTGCCGCTGGTGTTGTCGCCCAAAACTATCAAGCAGGGTTCGCTGGAAGGTTTCAAGTGCATTGAGGCGATGTGGACAACCCCCAGCGCATACAACGCCAACGACCCACTCGCGTCAGACTTCTACAAGCCGCGCGAGTGGTTTGTGCTGGGCAAGCAGGTACACGCATCGCGGATCATGACGATCATCACGCGCCCACTGCCTGACATGCTCAAGCCAGCTTACAACTTCTCTGGCATCAGCTTGTCGCAGCTTGCCGAGCCGTATGTCAACAACTGGCTACGCACGCGCCAGAGTGTGGCAGACCTGATCAACAACTACTCGATCACGGCGCTGAAAACGAACATGGCCCAAGTGTTGCAGGGTGACACGATGGGTCAGGACATTTTCAACCGCGCCGACCTGTTCACGCTGATGCGCTCCAACAAGGGCCTGATGCTGCTGGACAAGGATGGCGAGGAGCTGGTACAGGTCAATACGCCGCTGTCCAGCCTTGATCAGCTCCAAGCCCAGGCGCTTGAGCATCTTTGCACCGTTAGCCGCATGCCAGCCGTGATCCTGACAGGTGTATCACCGGCTGGCCTGAATGCGTCCAGCGAAGGCGAAATTCGCGTGTTTTACGACTGGATCAGCTCGCAGCAAGAGGCGTACATGCGCCACCCGCTGGAGATTTGCATCCAGACCATCATGCTGAATCTGTGGGGCGAGATTGACCCAACGATCACTTTTGAATTCAATCCGCTTTGGCAAGTCAGCGCCAAGGAAGAATCAGAAATCCGAGTGAACAACGCCACCGCCGCAGCCGTGTGGTATGACCGCGGCGCAGTGTCTGAGCAAGAGATGCGCGAGTATCTGGCCTCAGATCCAAATAGCGGATTTACTGGCATCGACATCAATGAGCTACCCGAACCGCCCGTGGAGTCCGTGGAGTCCGGTGGATTTGGCGCGCCTGGATTCCCTCAGATTGGCAGTGAGCAAGACCAGCCAGACCCAACAGAAACACCGAAAGGCCAACCATGAACACCCAGCTCCAAGGCTACAACATTGACGAATTGCCGCAGACCATGACATACAACGGCGATGGCACGTTGAACTATGTCGAGGTGACAATCCCCGGCAATTTGGGCGCTGCAACTGGCGGCACGTATCGACGCACGTTTAGCTACACCGCTGGTAAAGTCACCGCTGTATCTGCCTGGGTCAAGCAGTAATGCAAGCCTACCCGTTCTTTCAGCTATCCGCCGACTTGGTGTGGGTGAACGGATTAATTCTGCGTATCCAGGGTGACTGGCTGTATTCCGCGTCTGCGCCAGTTGGGCAGATTCGGGGGGATTTGGCGTACATGCTTGAAAGTGGAGCGCCGATCCCAACAGATAAGACATTCCGAGTTACCCTGAGCGGCATCACTGGCGCAACGCCATCAAGCGTGTCCGCGATAGTGACGATTTACCAGACGCCCATCATTCCACGTTTCAGCGTAAACGGAACTACCTCCGCCAGTGGTGTTGCGCCGTTCTATGTGCATTGTGACGCATCCGAAACGCTGGCCACAACGCTGACGAATTACCCATTTCACAACCTGCTTTACCGCTGGCGCTTCGGTGACGAAGATGGAAGCAAATGGCAGCAGGGTACTGAGGCGGGCAACGAGAGCAAGAACGAGGCATGGGGGCCGGTGTCTGCCCACGTTTACTGGACTGCTGGTGAGCGCACGATCACGCTTGACGTGTTTGGCTGGAATGATGGTGGCACGATGTTCACTGCCACACTTACAAAGACCATCACGATTACCGCACAGGATACCGTCTTTGCATCAAACACGGTCTACGTGAGCGACATCCTCCCGGTTGCCGGGGTTGATGGTGTACCCGTTGGTGCAAACGTGGCTACCGTCACCACGGCGGCGAACTTCAATACCGTCTTGGCGACGTACAAGCGTGTGTTTGTGAGGGCTGGACGCACGTTCAACCTTGGCGGCTCGATCAACTTCCCAAACACCACGAACGGCGGTGTATTTACGAAATACGGCAGCGGCGCGAACCCCATGTTCATCATGAGCACGGACGCATCGCCGTGCGTGTTGAACACTGTCAACGGCTGGCGAATCTATGACATCGACTTTGATGACAACGGCAATTACGGCGCGAACAAGAATCCGTTTACTCTGACCGCTGGTAGTAATCATTTGATTGCACGGTCTAACGTTCTGGCGTGTCGGATTGGCATTGGCTCCGAGGATGTGACCGGGCTTTGCATCTACGAATGTGATGTCACTGGCATGTATGACGACACGGGAGGCCGCGAGCCGGGTATTGGCTTATTCCCATCGCGCACCACACGGCTAGCAATC